CCCATCGAAAGGTAAAATATAATGTCATTATATGAAAACATAAACAAAAAAAGAAGAAGCGGCAGAAAAATGAGAAATAAAGGTGATAAAGGTGCACCTACTGAACAAGATTTTGCTAATGCAGCCAAGACAGCTAAAATGAAAAAAGGCGGTCCAGCCAAAAATAAAGGACTTAAAGCATTAGTAGCTGCAGGTCAAGAAGATGTAGTAAAGAGAATGGGTTTTGATCCACAGAACTTAGGGCATGGCGGTAACGTATGTTCTAATAGGAAAAAAATGATGTATGGTGGCGGTGCTAAGGCATACAGCACAGAAAATAAAAGGTATGGTGGAGGAGTTCCTAGTCCTCGTATGCCAGACCCTATGGACTAATGGCGGCTAAAAGAAAAAAAACCAAAGCTATTAGAAGAACTACAGGTAAAGGCGGAAACTACAGACCCACCAAAGCTGGTGCTGGTATGACAAAAAAAGGAGTTGCTGCGTATCGTAAAGCAAACCCTGGTTCTAAACTGAAAACAGCCGTAACTGGTAAAGTAAAGAAAGGCAGTAAGGCAGCAAAAAGACGTAAGTCTTACTGTGCAAGATCATTAGGACAACTTAAGAAAAGTTCGGCAAAAACAAGAAACAATCCGAACTCTCGTATTAGACAGGCAAGAAGGAGATGGAAATGTTAAGAGAATATGTAACAAGTTCAAAAATTATTACACACCCTATTTTTTATAAAGAAAAAGGTCTGCAAAAAAGATATAGAGGAATTGAATATAAAACTAGTAGAACAAGAAATAAAGTTAGCTATAGACCAGGTTCTTATAGAGGTGTTGAATATTTGATGAGTAGGTATAACTAAATGGTAAAATATTATTTTAAAACTGGTAAAGAGTTTAAAGGTAATACTCACAAGATGAAGGATGGTAGTATACATACAGGCAAAAACCATACCAAAACAAGTAAAACAGTTGTACGTTTTAGTGAATTATCAGAAAGAGCAAAAAAAGCTACTGATATGAAAAAGGGCGGTAAAGCTAAAAAGAAAAAGACAAAGAAAAAGACAAAAAAAAAGACAAAAGGTCCTACACCTACTAACCCTAGCCTGTATGCCAGAGTAAAGGCAGAAGCTAAAAGAAAATTTAAAGTCTATCCTTCAGCATATGCTAATGCTTGGCTAGTTCGTACATACAAAAAACGTGGTGGAGGCTATAAGTCGTGAGCCTAAAAGAATGGTTTGGTAAAGGACCGAAAGGCGATTGGGTAGATATAGGAGCCAAAAAGAAAGATGGTAAATTTCAACCTTGCGGCAGAAAGTCTGCTAGAGGGTCGAAAAGAAAATATCCTAAGTGTGTTCCTAGAGCTAAAGCAAACAGAATGTCTAAAAAACAAATAGCAAGTGCCGTAAGACGTAAAAGATCAAAAGCACAAGGAGTAGGAGGAAAGCCTACTAATGTTAAAACATTTGCAAGAACTGGCGGAGTTATGAAATATATATCACAAAACAATAGATACGCAAATGGTGGAAGGGTATATCCAAGATAATGTTATTACCTGAAAAAAGAAAATCGAAAGAACTCACCGAGAAACAACAAGGTTTCTTAGACGCATACTTTGCAGAGGGTGAGAAAACCTTTGGGAACATAACCCAAAGTCTATTACATGCAGGCTATTCAGAGACCTCAAGGTCTTCAGTGTCAAAGGCTATGCGACCTCATATTATAGAAAGAGCAAAAGAGTTGTTAGCAACGACAACAGCCAATGCAGTAGGACAAATAAAAGATGCACTATCTGGTGGTAACGATGAGCCTATCGCCAGACAGAAACTACGATTTGAAGCAGCAACAGACATCTTAGACAGATGTGGTATATCTAAAAGACAGGAAATTGTATCTGAAAACAAACATGTACATGCTGTCGTATTGTTACCTGCTAAGAAAGCAGAAGCTATAGACTTATCAGATGTTGAGGCTGAAATTGTCGGAAACTAAAAAAAGAGGAAGACCAAAGCTCAAGGCAGGAGAGAAAGGTAGATATAACCTTTCAGCAAAAGAAAAAGCTCGAAGAGCTACTATGGCACAGATTCGCTATAGAGATAAAAAGATAAAGAAGCATACGAACCAACTAAAGAGGCAGAAGCAATTAAAGAAAGAGAAGATAGAAAAGTTCAAAACACTGGACAAGGGTCTTCAGGGAAAGGGTGCGATAACGGAGGATGTCCTTGCGGATGCACCAACTGCGGTGAAGGAACTTGTTGCGGACAGGGAAGTTGCGTTCAATCCGAATCAGGGTCCTCAGACTGAGTTCCTAGCAGCTCCTGAAAGAGATGTTCTTTATGGAGGTGCAGCAGGTGGAGGTAAATCCTACGCCTTACTTGCAGATGCATTACGATATGCCCACAACTCAAACCATAGAGGGTTGCTTCTCAGAAGAACATTGGGCGAACTAACAGAGCTTATAGACAAAAGTAGGCAATTATATTTAAAGGCTTTCCCAGAAGCTGTTTTTAAAGAAAGTAAATCGACATGGATATTTCCATCTGGGGCTACGATTTTATTTTCATATTTAGATAGAGATACAGATGTTACAAGATATCAAGGACAAAGTTTTAACTGGATTGCAATCGATGAAATTACGCACTACCCAACTCCTTACGTTTGGGAATACCTTCGTTCAAGGTTGCGTACAACGGATCAAAGCATTATACCTTACATGCGTTGCACTGCTAACCCAGGTGGAGTCGGTGGTTGGTGGATTAAAAAAATGTATATTGACCCTTCCAAATCAAATACTCCTTTTTGGGCTAGGGATGTGGAATCAAATCGTATCTTACGTTATGGGTCTAGTAACGCAGAAAAAGCAGGAAAACCCCTCTTCCAACGAAGATTCATCCCAGCAAGATTAACGGACAATCCATATTTAATGGCTTCAGGGGAATACGAAGCCATGTTGAACTCTCTACCAGAGGTAGAACGTAGAAGATTATTAGAAGGAGACTGGGATGTCACGGATGGTGCAGCGTTTGCTGAGTTTGATAGGAGTAGACATGTGGTTGAGCCTTTTGAAATTCCTCGTTCTTGGGCTCGTATTAGGGCTGCAGACTATGGTTACTCTAGTCCTTCTTGTGTACTTTGGGGTGCAATCGATTTTGATGGGAATCTTTGGATATATAGAGAATTATATGGCAAGGGATTCACAGGGGAGCAGTTAGCTGAAAGAATACTTGAGCTTGAATATAACGATCCTACAATCCAGACTGCTGTTTTGGATGAGTCCTGTTTTAGCAGAACTGGTCATGGGCTTAGTATTGCTGAGTCTATGAATAGATTGAATTTAAGATTTATGGCTTCTAACCGAGATAGGTTAGCAGGCAAGATAGAGATGCATAAACGATTAGGTGATAATGATATGGAAGAGCCACGTTTACGTATTTTTAATAATTGTAAGAATTTGATTAGAACGCTACCTACATTACCTCTAAGCAAAACAAATCCAGAGGATGTAGATACAAAAGCAGATGATCATGCTTATGATGCATTGAGGTATATGTGTATGACAAGATTAGTGAACAGTCCTTATTATCATCCTAGATTTAGAAAACCTAGAGAGTTTGATAAATATGTTCCTAATGATCCAGTGTTTGGGTATTAATAATGGTTGCAAAAACTAAAGGATATGAAGCAATACAGTATTTAACTTCTACTGATTTTCAAAAATCAAAATGGAGTAAAGAGCAACATGAAATTTATAAATCTGCAATTAGGGAATTTCAGTTAGCTCCTCAAATAGATGTAGATATTTCTGAAATATATACTAGTCCTAGTTATGCAGAAAAGCTAAGACAAACTGAAATGCTAATAGATGCAGGCTACGATGCTAATTTTGTAGGAGTTAGTCAAAAGGTAAAAGATAGATTTACTCCTATTTTAGAAACTATGTTTGCCACAGGAGGCAGAGCAGGGGATGTTTCTAATATTAGAGTAAAAGATATAAATTTTGAAGATGGGTACATTAAATTAGAAAAAGCTAAGTTTGGTAAAAAAAGAGTGGTAGCTTTACCTGATCATTTAGCAGAAATACTAAAAAAACAAATAGCTAATAAAAAAGGTACAGATTTATTATTTCCTTCTCCTTCAAATCCTAAAAAAGCAACAACAGTAGATTCTATAAATAAGTATATTGATGATGTTTCAGTAAAGTATGGTAACATAAATCCTAACTATTTTAGTGCTAAGACTGTTGATCCAGATTTAATTGCTGCAGGATTTGATGAAAAAACTGCAAAAAATGCTAAAAGCCACACATTTAGAAAAATTTTTGCTACATTATTATCTGAAAAAAACTTTGATCCTGCATATATAAAAGAAGTTTTAGGGCACGATGATGAGGCTATGTCTTTCTTTTACATAAGAGCAAAAAAATTACCAAAAGAAGAGGGGTATCAACTTACAGAAAGAATGATTTCTACTTTACAAGGTAATGCTAATTTTAATAATAAAATGTCTTACGTTATGGAAGCTGTAAGAAACAATAAAGTTGAAGAAACTTTTAGAAAAAAAATAGAAGCTAATAAATCTGTTAATTCTGAAGTAGTATCTAAGCATAGAAAACAGAGGGAAGCTGTTGAAAGTGCATATGTTAAAGTAAGAAAATTATATAATGAAAGAGGGATAGGTTCTGGTTCAGTAATAAATAAAAATGTTCTTCCTGAATTTATGAGTGAAGAAGAGGCTACACAATTTTATAGGGACCAAGATTTAATTGAGCCTGATAAAGTTAAAGCACCTGTAACTAAAGAAGAACCTAAAGTGTTTACTGATAAAAATGTAACTTTAGATAGAGCAAAAAGAATTAATTACCTTTCTGGTGATGCCAGAGGTTATGCAAACGCTAAAATGTCAGAAGATATGATATCTGTTTACAATAATTTAAAAAATAGTGAATCTGCTTCAAGAGTTAAAGCAAATATATCTGTATTTGATGCTGCAGATCAAGTAGTAGAAAGTGTTTTTAACAATTTTGACATAGAAAGCTATAGAGAAACTAACAGTAATTTTATGCAAGAAACATTAATGTCTGGGCAAAATTTTAATTATGATCCAGAAGACCTATATGATTTAAATGTCGATCCAAAAGCAAAAAAAGCAGGTATGATATGGGATGATATACCTTATTTAGCAGACATGTTTGGTAAAACAAGTATTGAAAATGGTAAACCTGTTATAAAGTTAGATCAGGATATTCTTAGAGACATATTAGAATTAATGGAACAAAGAAAAAGAGAAGATAGTTTTGCTAAAACCCTAATAGATCAGCTTGAGTATGCTACTTTTCCTGAAGAATCTGCTAATGATGCCTATTTAAGGTATAGAGATATGGAAAGTAGTTTAAAAGCCTCTTTAGAAAAGTATGGAAAACAAAATCCTAACCTTGCCGTAGCTTTTAATAGTCAACAAGGATATATACCAGATTTTACAGAAAGAGTAATGAAAAATTTACCAAATGTACTACATGAAAAAGAATATACAGGCATATCTAATTTAGATTTAATTGCTATTGTAGAAAAAAGATCACCAAAACTTAGTGATGAAATAAAAAAAGTATTTATGTTAAATAAGCCTGGAGCAGAAATGGATTTAATCCATGAAATGTTGCTAGAGCCTTACAAACAATTTTTATATCAAAATGGTTTATTAGATGATGTAGTATTTTTAAAAGATTCTGCAGAAGCAGAAAGTGCTATTTTTGAAAAACCTCTTAAAGAAAGAATTAATTTAAAGAAAAATGGATTACCATCTAAAAATCAAAAAGCTATAACTCTTGGTTTAAGAATAAAAACAGATATTACAAAATTTCAAGAAGCATTGCCTCCCTCTAGTGCTGGTACCTTTGCAGGAGAAGGCGATAGTGCTGGTAAAAGAATATATTTAAAAAAACCATTTGTTAATTTTACAGACGAAAATGATAGACCAGTAGCTATAGAAAAACCTAAACAGTTAGGTCCAAAAATAGCTGAAGAAGTTACAAAAAAAGTAGATTGGAGTAAATTAAAATTGCCAAGTATAATAGCTGGGTATGGTTTAGTCGCATCTAACTTAATTCCTACCACTGCTGCTGCAAAAACTTTAGCGTTTACAGGAAAAGTATTGGTAGAAGGAACGTTAGAAACTGCATTAGTAGACCCTGATGCTATAGGGAAAGGGGTACTTGGAAAACCTTTATTTGAAGATAAACCAGAATACTTTAGTGCAAATCCTAATGTAGTTAGAAGAAATTTAGATGAAATGACTCCTGAAGAAGTAGCAAAAGTAGTGACAACTACACCAGAACCTGATAGCACTGTTACTTTTATGGATATGTTTAAAGAAAAAGGAAAAGAATTAGGTCGTTTTGCTGCTGCTGCAGGTTCTGCTATAGCATCGCCTCAGGCTAGGCAAAACTTATTTACACCTACTGTAGAGGCTTTAGATACAAAAGAAGCTCAAAGTCAAGAAGCTTCGGATTTAATTGATAATATTTCTAGAAGAGAAATACAAAACTATGTTCCTGCTCAACAGCAAGATTTAGATAGAAGAAGAGAAAATTTTTCTAAAATTTTGGAAGAATATCCTGGTGCTAAAGGCGATCCAGAGAAACAAATAAGAAGACCAAGATTAGAAAAAATAGAAGCATCTTTAGATGCACAAATGGGCAATTTAAATTTATCAACCAACCAAGAAGGAGAAAACAATGCCGTTAATGAAAGGTTACAAACAAGGCGAAATGGGAACTGAAGACGAAACTCAACTTTTCAGAATGAAAAATGAAAAGTGGGTTGAAACAAAATATTCTCATGGCGAAGAAACACCTGTTGAAGGTGGTAACACATCAGGTATGAAGAAAAATCAAATAGATGGTAACTTCATGTCTATGGCTGATCAAAAGGATTACTAATTATGGCTGATTTAGGTGAATTAGTAGGCACTGATGAACAGGAAGACATCACCCAAGAGGAGATGATTGGTTTAGCAGGCTACATAAAAGGTAAGTATAGAGAATCAGAAGATGGTCGTCTATCAGACGAACAAAGATGGCTCAAAGCTTACAAAAATTACAGAGGAACTTCTGAAGATAGTGAAGATTATAGAAAATCAGAACGATCTAAAGTTACTGTAAAAATAACTAAAGTAAAAGTATTAGCTGCTTTTGGGCAGTTAGTAGATATTTTATTTTCACAAGGTAAAGTTCCTATATCTGTAGAATCTACCCCTATGCCAGAAGGCGTAGAAGAGTTTGTTCACCTAGAAACGCCATTAGATCAGCAAATACAAAAAACAGACCCTTATGGGTTTGAAGGAGATGGTAGAGAGCTACCACCAGGAGCCACAGAAGCTACTGAATTAGAATTAGGTCCGTATGAAGATGATATGGCTCAAGCTAATTTAGTCGCAGGTCCATCTA